AATGAGCACCCCTCTCTTCCCCCAAAAGAAGAGATGACGCCCGAACTTTTAGGAGAACCCTTCTATACTTCAACCGCCTCCTATGAATATATTTCTAAGGCGCGGCGACAAGCAATGACCAATCAAGGTTTTAAGGGATCGCGGACCAACAGGGTGGCTTACAACAACCCGAAAGATAGATTTTCTAGCATTAGAGTAGGAATGCTCCCATATGAGTATGCCTCTGATGGAGTTACGGCTAGAGACGGTATTGAGCTGTGTCAAAAAGCTTACGCAAATGTAGCAGTTTTTAGAAATGCTATAGATATAATGTCGGAGTTTACCAACACCGATATTTATTTAGAGGGTGGGAGTCGCAAAAGCAGAGAATTTTTCTACGAGTGGTTTAAGAGGGTTAATATTATTAACCTAAAAGACCAGTATTTCCGCGAATATTACAGGAGTGGCAATATCTTTCTTTATAGAATAGATGGAAAATTCAAAGCCGAAGACTATGCGAAATTAATAAACCAAGTGGGGTCCATAAATGCTTCTACAAATAAAATTCCTCTTCGATATGTTTTGCTCAATCCTTTTGATGTTGTAGCTAGAAGGGCCACGACTTTTACTTATGGAGGGGCTTACCAAAAAGTTTTATCCGAATATGAAATAGCTCGTCTCGCTAGCCCCCAAACAGATGAAGATTTGGCTATTTTCCAAGGACTCGACCCCGAGGTTCAGGGGATGATACGAGACGGTTCTTATTCTGGGGTGGGCATCCACATGAATTTAGATCCCAAGAGGCTTTCTTATTCTTTTTATAAGAAGCAGGATTATGAGCCTTTTGCCATCCCGTTTGGATTCCCTGTTTTGGAAGACATTAATGCCAAACTGGAATTGAAGAAAATGGATCAGGCTATTACCCGCACGGTAGAAAATGTTATTTTGCTTATAACGATGGGGGCTGATCCAGATAAAGGAGGCATTAACCCCAATAATATGGCGGCAATGCAGAACCTTTTCAAAAATGAAAGTGTGGGGCGCGTATTGGTTTCCGATTATACTACTAAGGCGGAATTTATCATTCCAGAGCTTAATTTGGTGTTGGGGCCAGAAAAATACCAGATACTCAATGATGACATTAAACAAGGTCTCCAAAACATTGTGGTTGGGGAAGAGAAGTTTAATTCTACTCAGGTAAAGGCTCAAATCTTTATTGATCGTTTACAAGAGTCTCGTTATGGGTTTTTAAATGATTTTCTTAATCGCGAAATCAAAAGAATTGCTAAAGACCTTGGTTTCCGATCATGGCCTGAGGCGAAGATGAAAGATATTGACATGAGAGATGAGGTGCAGCTTATGAGGGCTTCTACTAGGCTTATGGAGCTGGGAATCATTACCCCCAAACAAGGAATGGAAATGTTCCAGAATGGGAGATTCCCCGACTCAGAAGATCTCGTCAGTGCTCAAAAGGACTTCGTGGAGGAAAGGGAAAAAGGTTATTACAATCCTATAGTGGGGGGCGTTCCTGTTATTGCCCCTGCTGGTGATAAGGCGACTGGTCCCAGAAAGGAGGCGGGTAGACCAGAGGGGACTACTGATATCCCTCTCGCTGAAGCATCCTACTCTAGGGCTAATATACAAACCACGATTTATGAGATTGAGAGTTTTGTTGATGAAGCCAAGGCGAAAATGCTTAAAAAGCTGAAGGCTGAAAAACTTAGTGAGTCTCAAGAGGAGATGGTGAATAGTTTATGTGAGTCCATCGTGTGCTCTCAGAGCAAAGAATATTGGGGAGAAACCCTAGAATCGTGTGTAAAAGATTTTAACAAAATAGAGAGCCTTCAGCCTTCTAAAGGGGTTTTGGACATTTCAGCAGAACATTCTTTAGAGGTTTATCCAGCAGCAATCTTATATCATAGCCATGAAACAACTGGAACGACAAAAAGTAATAAACTATAAGTATACCACCACTTTTGAGTCTCCGCTCTTGGCGTGTGAGATTAATGAATCCTCATTAATTTCTAAGGCATCCCTAGAAACTTTAGCGCCCCTTGTCCCCACTGATATTGATTATGAGAGCAATCTAGACTTGTTGGGGGTGGCATTTAATGCCGCCGTCGTAAACAAGTTCAATAAAAATGGAGATGGGATGAACGCAGCAACAGCTGTAGAATATACAAATAATTTTATCCACAAGCCCACTAATATCGAACACGACAAGCATAAGATAGTGGGACATATAGCCGCTGCGGGTTATAGTAAATTTGGATCTAACGAATTACTGTCTCAAGAACAAGTAAAAGACACCACAGAACCATTCAATATCGCCTTGGGTGCCGTTTTATACAAAACGATTAATGAAAATTTTACCATTTTGGTGGAAAAATCTCTTGACCCCGATGATGCTGCTTTTCAGAAGGTTTCTGCAAGCTGGGAAGTTGGATTCAATGATTATGTTTTGGCAGTGGGGAGTGACGTTTTAAGTGAGGCTAGAATAGTGGCAGATCCTGATGAAATTTTAGAATTACAAGGGTTTTTAAGAAGTTGTGGAGGCAATGGAACGACAGATGAGGGTGAAAGTGTTTATAGATTAATTATGGGCGATATTTATCCATTGGGTATTGCATATACGCTTAATCCCGCCGCAGACGTAAGGGGGCTATATGGTGGAAACCCCTCAAAAACCCAAGTTTTTATAAACGATAAAAGGGATAAAATTTCACAAAACAATAAATTAAATGTAAACAACCAAAAGAACTTTATTAACATGGAAATGGAAAAGACTCTTAATGAACTTAAAGAACTTCTTTCTGAGAAGAAATTCTCCAAAGAAGCGGTCGCCTCGATGACTGACACTTTTGCTGAAGCTATCCGTGAGCGGGATGAACAATACCGCAAGGATATCGAAACGCAAAAGGCAGCTAAAGAAGGCGTGACGAAGGAATACGAGGAATTAAAGTCCTCCGTTTCTGAGCTGGAAGAAAAACTAAATGCCGCTAATGAGCGTATTTTAGTTTTTGAAAAAGATAAAAAAGCCGAAGAGGCCGTCGCATCTTTTAATACATATATGGACAAATTGGACGAAAAGTTTGAACTCGATGACCAAGATCGCGAGTTTCTTGCTACCGAACTGAGAGGTTTGGAAGATGCAGAGGCTTATGAAGCTTTTGCCTCCAAGCTTGAAGTTTTATGGAAGCATAAAAACAAGGAAGTCCAAGCAGAGTTCGACGCGCAAATCCAAGCCCGCATTGATGAGGAAGTGGCTAAGAGAATTTCCACCGCCTCTACTGAAGAGGTGAAAATTGAAGAGGCTCTTGACGCAGCCGAAACAACCGATTCGGATGTTTCTAACTCTAACGAAGCTGTCGCATCTGAGGAGAAATCCTTCCGAGATAAGTTTAAAGCCGCCTTTTCCCGCGACAATATTGAAATTTCTTAATTTAACCAAAAAAAATTATGGCATTACGCATTCTACCATTCAGACAATACTCTGAACACGATGTCGTGAACCTCTATTCTGTCATTGACAGTGATGTGAACGACCAAACGACCGACGCGGGGGCTGGCGATGCTGGCCTCTTCGTAAAGGTCTCTGCTGGTAACTTCGATGCAGATCCTGTTGAATATCAAACAAACAGCTATCTCGGTAAAACCGATTATCCGTTTGTTGGTACTACGGAGATGTATCCTGAAGTTAATCTTAAGATCACAGGTTCTACTTCAGGGGATATTCCCCTTGGTCTTACCCTGTATCAAACGGCCAAAAAGGACGAAAACGACGAAAAGTTGCTTTACCATCCACAAAAAGCCGCCGAACTCCAAGCCATGCTTCCAGGGCAGGCAGTTCCCGTTCTAACGAAAGGGATTGTTACTTTGGCGGCTGAAGCTTTCGACGGGACTACCGCAAGTTATACTCCAGGAACTGCTATCATTACTTCTAATAATACTAATGGCAAGATTACTGGTGCGACTCGGGGAGACTCCAAGACTTTTGGACACGTTCTAGGCACGGGCACCCGCTCTAATGTTGG